AACGAAGCCGTAAGCAAACAAACATCTTTCTCATTTACACAGCCTACTCCAAATTCTGCTTATTTTTCTGGATCGATGCTTCCTATAAATTGGACAAACACAGGAACCGTCAATCGAGTCAACTTGTATTATAAAATCGGTGAAAACGAATGGAAGTACATTGCACGAGATATACAAAACACAGGTTCATATGATTGGATAGTCCCTTTCTTTGATAATGAAGGTAACGTGATATCAAAAGATCCTATTCGTGCCAATGTGGAAACCGAAAATGGGAAAGACTCAGTCATCAGAGCAATCATCAATGAAGACGGCATAGTCGATCGCTTGATCATTTTCGATGGCGGATACTCTTACACAGGTAATGACACAATTCAAGTTTCTCCTCTATTAGGCGCCAATTCATCTCAGACTTTCGTCGCTCCAAACATTACAGCGTCCGTTGTTGATGGCGTAATCATCGGATCACAGATACATAGCACAGGAAGCGGATTTACTCCATCACCTCGCAATGCAATTCAAATCAAAATCGAAAATGCGGGTAACTCATCACAGTCCCAGGCATACATCACATCACAAGATTTTAAAGGCAACGTTGATCCGTTTACGCCTTCAAAAATAAGAAAAATCACCAACATATCTCCTTCGGTCAATGAATTGATATCAAACGGCGCAAACCTAGAAGGCGGAATCTCTGGTCCGGGAATTCAAAATGGATCAAACATCGTGAATGTTGATAGTATAAATAATACTCTAACTATCGATCAGGATGTTACATTGACAATAACTGGAGGCACATATACGCTAAGTAATAACATCGCAACTTTTGAAATTCAATAAAAAGTTGTTGTATTTTAGTGGATATATAACTATAGAAATAAAAACAATACATAAACAATGATGAATTTAAAGAAAAGAATTGAGCATCTTTATAACAGCACACAAATTTTAGAAGTGCGCGAAGCTTGTTTAGAAGCAGGTAAATTGCTTACACCAGCAAAGACCAGCTCTCTTACACCCGCTCTACAGAATTCGTTCTTAATGGCTGGAGCCTCTTTCAAGATAGAAGAAACAAACCAATCGTTTGCTCCTGCTAAATCAGAAGATGAAGTTCTTGCTGGATTGATCGAATCAATCCAGGGAATCGATGAAACTGTTACAAAGGATTTTATCCGTGTAGAAAGAAGAATTCAAGGGATCAACAATTTAGGTGTTCGCACTTCTATTGAATCCATCATGAAAGAGGATGTATCAAAACATCCTTCTGTAAGATACATAATCGAAAGTCTCCACAAGATGAGTGAGCTTCCTGAATGGTTGGTCGCTGAACGAGTCGTGGAATCTCTTGCGCAGTTTGAATGGATCCCGGTGGTAAAAGAAAACATTGCGGGTCTTAAGGAAAATATCAAGTTGTATTCTGAAGACATTAAGATATACAAATCAATTTACGAAATCAAGAATAGCGGAGCAAGCTATTTGATGACAACTGTAAATGAAAGCATCGATAACTATCTTAACCACAGAACAGCATCTAATCGTGCTAAATTGCTTGAGTCTCTATCAAAATACATTTTCAATCCGCAAATCAAGAATCTTTACAATGTTGTCACTGAATCAGCTGACGGCTTCCAAATCAAAGCAAACAGCAATGATGCGTACGTAAAGACAATCTATTCTCCGGTTTACGTAAAAGAAGGAAAAGAGTACTTTGTAGTTTACGGAAAGGCTTATGAAAAGAACGGCAACGATGTAACTCCGCTTACGACTACAGCTGTTCAATATTTGCCAGAGAACTTCATGTGGATCGCAAACTTTATCAATCAATCTAACGTAGAAATCAAAGAAAACACTGTCAAGATATTTTCTCGTGACAAGAAAGTCGAAATCATTGAAGAAGCTTCAGGCGCATTATCGCTTTCTATCAATGGCAAGAGTGTATCAAGAGTAGATTTTGAAAAATTCTATCTTAACTCAGGTATATTCAGAGTCGAAGAAAGAGAAGTAATCAACGCAGTCCAAAAGCTTGTTGAAAACTGGGAATCTCTTTACGAATTGGATTTCATCAAGTCTATTTTCTCTGCTTCTAATCCTTATCGTAGAATCGATGTATTCAGCTGCAATGAAAAAATGCACATGAACAAGATCGATACAATGATGAAGGAAGATGAATTCTACGCTAATTGCAACGCAACACAAACAAGAAACATGGTTCTTGAATTTATGAGCTATGATCTTGGAAACAGCTTGACCAGTGTATTATCAATCGATGAATCACACATCAAAGATCTTCAAGAAAAGAAACAAAACTTCCTTGATGCGATCACTTACCTTGATGCTCGCAGAGCAAAAATTGACGCGATCCAAGACGTTGCCGTACGTGAATCATCTGAAATCGTGGAAATCTATTCAGCAATCACTGAAGAAATCAACGGTCTTAAAGAAGGCTACGCACAAGCTGAACAAGAAATCAAGAAATACACAACAGCTGCAGTCAGCGAAGGAGTTGGCGCAAACGTAGGTGACGAAGTAGAGCATTTAAAAAAAAAGCAATAGTCACAGGAGTTTCACAAGCTGATCGTGAAATATTCTTAAAATATCAAGACGGGACCACCGACAAGACTGGTCCGACAGAACTCAAAGTTATTAAAAAGGCCTCCTCGGCTCAACCTGGCAACGATTTGGAGATAATCACTCAAATTGACGGTGCAACGGTTGGAGTCAAGGAGGCCAAAGAGTTTGTATCGGGTAAGATAAGAAATGGCGATGTTGCTGGTATCAAGACCGGCGAACCTTTAATGCTTAGAGCTATTGAATTTACAAAAGGTGGAGACGAAGATGACGTCACGGTTCAATACAAAGGACAAAACATCAAGTTAAAGAAGAAGTATATAGAACCAACAGAACTATTTGAGTATGGTGTATATAATTCTGAAACGGACACAAACAATAATCCTAAAACAGGAGAAAATACTCCCGACGCTGTTCAAGGCGTGATCGACCGTGTATCCGAAAGAATCAAAGAAATCGTATCGACTCTCGATGAATTACGACTCTTTGTCAAAGACAACTCTAACTTATCCCACGAATCTATCGATTCCACCATTACAGAATTATCCAACTACATAAAGAGCATGGAAGACGAAGGGAAGGAAGCATCCAGCAGTTCTGTAAACTAAAAGAATGGCAAATTACGTACACCCCGAAGAATTAAAGAAAGAGGTTCTAATTTCACTAGAACGTGGAGAATTAACACCCACAGCAGTGGCGATGTTTCAGTTGATGGCAAATGAAATTTCTAAGAAGTTTCGGTATAAAGATGAAGAGGATCGAAAAGATTGCATCGCTTTTGCTCTGATGGATGTCATCCGATATTGGAAGAGTTTTAATCCGGAAAAGTCAAAATATCCTTTTGCTTATTACACCCAAATCTTAAAAAATGGCTTTGCAAAAGGCTGGAAGAAATTACATCCAATAAGTTCAGTTGAAAAAATATCATTAAGTAGTGATAACTTTTACAGCATATAACAATGGATAACTTAGACATTAAAAACAACAAGCCTTCACGAAGAAAAGGCTATCGTCAAGGCTACTATCGTCCAGCAAAACCCGAAAAATATATCGGTGATCTTAACAAGATCATCTATAGATCATCGTGGGAATATCGGTTTTGTAGATACTGCGATGATACTCAATCGGTTGTCAAATGGTCATCTGAACCGTACGGAGTAAAGTACATAAGTCCAATCGATGGAAAGGAGCATACATATTTCATTGATTTTTATATGAGAATGAATGAAGGCGAATATGAAGTTGATTATTTGGTCGAAGTAAAACCTAAAGAATCTCTCAAAAAGCCAGTGTTCGAAGGCTTACAGACAGTAAGCAAACTAAAAAGTTACAACTACGCAGCCAAAACATGGCTGGTTAATTCCGCCAAATTTGCTGCCGCTAAGAGGCACGCTGAGATGGTCGGATATAAATTTGTAGTAGTGACCGAAGAATTTTTATTTAACAACGTCAAATGATCACAGACTTTCTTGCTGAATACGAAAAGACCGAGCACAAAGAAAAATTGAGGCAGACTACTTTTTCGTACTTTAATGACAAATATTTTAAGACACCGTTTCAAGAGTATTGGATCGTTGAGCAACAAGAAAGATTCCTCGCGCGAAAGCTACGATATTTCATTCCTGGTAGAGTGTACACATACCAATACATTCCTCACGGTAAGGATGAATTGTCTTTCTATGACAAGAGACCTATGGTATATGTTATCGGTGAATATGTTTCGAACAGCACCGGTTACAACATTTTACAAGGCATCAATCTTAACTTCTTGCCAGAGACTGCTCGTGTCAACTTTATCAATACTGCATATAAGCTTTTTGGTGATGCTTACGAAAAAGCCGACGAGATGAGTGATAAACAAAGAATCACTACTATGCGTGAAATATATAAGTTGGTCACCAATTGGTATTTCATGACATTGAATTTCAATAAAAGATCAAAAATTGGTTTAGAGTTTGCAATTCGTAACTATGACTTGGGTCGAATGAAACAGCCTGTTCTTATAGAAGTCGAAGATTTTCCAATGATTCCGTTCTTTACTCCAAAGGAGCTGGTAGGAAAGGCGCCTGGATATGTATACAGCTTGTATGTGAAAAGCAAAATGGAAATTCTAAAGAACAGTGAGAAAAAGAAATTGACGATGGCAAAAGGTTTGGAGAATCAAAAGAAGTATAAGAAACCAGGGGCTTAAAAATGGATTTATTGACGGAGTAGGCATTAATTCATAAGATATATAAAACATGGAAAATGAATTTTATGTATACCATCATATAAACAAATCTACCGGCGAAGTATTCCATGTAGGTAAAGGAAAAAATAAGCGAGCTTATTCAAAAAAGGCTCGCTCAGAATTTTGGCATAATGTAGTTAATAAACATGGTTATGAAGTTTTAATAGTAGAAGAAAATATAACAGATGAACAGGCTTGTGAAAGAGAAGTTTATTGGATTAATCATTTTGGACGCAAAGATATAGGATCAGGCATTTTAGTTAATCATACAGATGGCGGTGATGGAGTTACAGGATACATATTTACAGAAGAAGTTAAACAAAGAATGAGTGAAGCACATTCTGGAAAAAATAATCATTTTCATGGTAAAAATCATTCTCAAGAATCCCGATTAAAGATGAGCCTTGCAAAAAGAGGAAAGACCTCTAATATGAAAGGAAAGAATTTATCAGATGAAACAAAACAACATCTTCGTGAAATTAATTTAGGGAAAACCTTATCAGCTGAACATAAACAAAAGATTGGTGATTCTTTACGGGGCAAACCTGGTATAAGTCGGTCTCATACAGAAGAAGCTCGTAAAAAGATTAGTGAATTTGTAAATAGCGATAAAAACCCTAAAAAGAAACGAGTTATCCAGCAGGACATGGAAGGAAACTTTATACAAGAATGGCCATCAGTGTCCGCTGCTATTAAAGAATTAAAGATTGGGCACATTGATAAATGCTGCAGGGGTGAAAGAAATCACGCAGGCGGTTTTAAGTGGATATATAAAGATATTAATAAATAAAACAAATAAAATATGGCTGGGTTCATTGATCGCGTTGGGATAAATCCCATATTTGGCCAACTTTCTAAGAGTCTTAAGAATTTAGCTAACTTAGGAATGAAGTACGAGGATATGGTGATACGCCAATCCCGAGCTGTGGGTGTGACCGAAGCTGAATTTGGAAATCAAGGCTATCTTCCCGAAGAATTTTTGTATTCACTCTCATTAGCGGATGTTGGATCAAAAAAGTTCATTGCGTTTTTCGACAAAGACTATAAGTCAAGACGAGAATACCTAAGAAAGTTTGCCATGAATGGTGAAGTAGAATTAATCCTAGATACACTATCGGATGAGGCTATCGTTTATGATGAAGGAAATTATTTTGCAACTCCTGACGTAACAAAAATCAAGGAGATTCTTTCACCCGATATCTTAGAAGAAATTTGTGACGCGGTACAAACCGAGTATAAAAAAATATATACACACTTTCACTTCAATGAAGGGCATGATGGATGGGGCTATTTTAGACAGTTTCTCATCGATGGATTCTTGGCATTTGAGGTTATCTTTGATCCAGATGGAAAAAACATCGTAGGTTTCAAAGAACTTGATCCGACAAGTCTACGTCCAGGCGTTGAAAAAGGTGGAGATGGAAACTACAAAAAGATCTGGGTTCAATATGAAGACGTTCCTTCAATGAAGAGAGTCTTATTAGATTCACAGATCATTTACATTTCATACGCAAAGGGTAATTTCACCAGCCGGGTATCCTATGTAGAAAGACTGGTTCGTAGCTTTAATTTACTACGCATCATGGAAAACAGTCGCATTATTTGGAATGTGATGAACTCAGCATACCGTATGAAGATGGTTGTTCCAATCGGATCAAAATCTCCGCAGAAAGCAAAAGAATCACTAGCTGAAATGATGGCGATTTACAAAGAAGACATCACTCTTAACTATGATTCTGGAGAATTGGCTGTAAACGGTGCGCCTTCAATGCAGTTTTATAAGAACTATTTGTTTCCTTCAAAGAACGGTGAACAGCCTGACATTTCAGTAATGGGTGGAGAAGGATATGACCTGAGTAACATGGATGTTGTAAAGTATTACAAAGGAAAGCTCCAAGAAGATTCAAAAATTCCATTTTCAAGATTTGATCAAGAAGGCGGTGGCGGAAATATTTCAATGTCAGCTGACAGTACAAACCGTGATGAAATTCGTTTCTTTAAGTTCGTAAATCGACTAAGATCAATTTTCCAAGAAATTCTTCTAAAGCCATTGTTCATTCAAATGGGATTGAAATATCCTGAACTTGCTGAAGATGAGCTTTTCAAATCTTGTCTTTCTCTCTACTTCAATGCTGATAACATCTTTGAAGAATTGAAGCAAATGGAAATATCCAGCAAGCGCGTCGAACATGTGAAGAATTTGATGGAAATCACGACAAAACGCAAAGACGCGACCGGTATGGACGCCGATGTTCCATTCTTCAACCCGCAATTCTTGATCGGAAAGTACTTGAGATTGTCGGCAGGAGACATCAAAGAAAACGATCGCTTGAACAAGAAACAAGAAATCGAGGATTTGGACTACATGAAAAAACAACAAGAGATTCAGCAAGGTTCCGGTGGAGCTGGCGGAATGGGCGGAGGTATGGGAATGTAACACACAGCAATCAAACATACACAAAGTCTTGGGATTCATTCTCAAGACTTTTTTTATGTGGAACTATCTTTATCACTTTGTATATAATTTGTACACAATACCATAACTATATGTCTCAATTATTTACCGAACGTTACCGTCCAAAGAATCTGGACCAGATGATTTTACCTAGCAGAATTCGTACTTCGATAGGACAAGGAGAATTGCACCAAAACTATCTTTTTTATGGATCGCCAGGGTTAGGAAAAACATCACTTGCCAAAGTGCTTGCAGCATCATACCCTTACTTGTACATCAATGTATCTGACGAAAGTTCGGTCGATGTCATCCGTGAAAAAATAACCAACTGGTGTTCAACGATAAGTTTGTTAGATGGAGCAGAAAGATTCAAGGTCGTGATACTGGATGAAATGGATGGAGCCTCTGATCAATTTTACAAAGCTCTTCGTGCGACGATCGAAAAGTTCGCCAGTACCGCAAGATTCATCGGCACTTGTAACTACATCAACAAAGTACCAGATCCTGTGCAATCACGTTTCACTTGTATCAATTTTGACTTTATGTCGAAAGAAGAAGAAAAAGAAGTGATGGTTGAATTTATCAAAAGATCATGGGCAATCTTCAAATCCGCAGGAATCGCCATCGAAAAAGATGCCGTGATAGAATTTGTGAAGAGAAACTTTCCAGACATGAGGTCGATCCTAAACAAAATACAGACCTTTGTCGTACAAGGCGTAAAGACAATCGAAATCAACGACGTCAAAAAATTAAACTATTCGTTTCGCGATGTGTTTGAACTTGTTTGTAAGCCAGGGGATTCTTCCGAAAACTACAAGTTTCTCATGACGAACTACTCAAGCAAGGTCGACGAAGTGCTGCATTCATTAGGAAATGAATTGCCCGACTACTTGCGTGACAATGCGCCCACAAAGACCTCGAAAATTCCACAAATACTTATAAAAGTTGCGCACTACCAAAGTCAACGGATTCATGTAATTGATCCGACAATCTCAATGTTGGCTTGTGTGTTCGAAATTCAAATGATTATAAACTCCTAAAACTATTGCTATGATACAACAGACTTGGAACTCTGCGTTGCTTAAATCAACTGAATACAATCCCGAAACTCAAGAGCTTGTGATCGAGTTCAACAATGGTAAGAAATACTTGTACAAAGAATTTGATCAAACAAAATACGATGCGTTTGCGGGTGCCGAATCAAAAGGCAAACATTTCTTAGCAGAAATCAAGCCAAAGTACAATGATACCAATACGGTAAAAATCGACGAGAATGAAAACAACTAACGATCTTAGAAAGTACACAGAGTCTACGTACCCTAAGATATCAAAATCAAAATTTGCTTTTATCAAGAGCGGTCCTTACATCGTTATGTTTTTGATCGACCGCACCGGTAGCCTACAAAAAGAAACAATATTCAACGGGCCTCTATCATCTTGCGACGAGATTCCAGCATTAAAGAAGCACATCGAAGACAAGCTGAAGAAGGTGATGGAAAAATGGGAATATTGTTAATAACTTTTTTGTTCTGGTTAAGAAAAATGGTTTATATTTGTTATAACAAAATAAATCAGTATGAGCAAATTACTCACAAAGCACATCAGTCATTTTACACTCGATGAGATCAATGAGCTAAAGACATTCATCAACTCTCCTAGCTTTCGAACTAGAGAAAATGAACTTTGGGTTGACAGGCAAAATGAATTGAGAGCCTCATATGAAAAAAACAAAGCCACTCGTGACAGAGCCAAAGAAAAACTGGAAACTGAGATCGCGCCCGCTCTGAAGAAATATGCACACAAGCATCTGTTTAAAGATGACGTCGTTAAGTTTCAAGGTGCAAGCTCTGGAGGGTACCGTCAAATCGTCAGAATAGACGAAAGTACCATTCTTGGTTTAGTCGTACGGTGGGATCGCAAAACCAAATCATGGGAGACTATAGGTTATTCTTCCGAGAATTCAATCGAAAAACTATCAGAAGTCTATCTTTCATCATTGGAAAACGCTTTTCCGTCGCCAGAAAAATGCTGGTTTAACCGCAAATCAATTGTAGAATTTATCAACAATCAAAAATAATATATGCAATACGAACGCATTAAGTACCCAGATGGTGGGGTTTACGCCAAAGTTACAGATTTTAGTAATCCTGTGATAGTCGAAAGAATCAATTCTTACGAAGATCTTTTCTTCATAAAGTCGATCAAAGAGGCTTGTGATTATAATGGAGTGCAAAACGTAGAGTTGTTCATACCATGTATGTTTCAACAACAACACGACAGGCGCTTCAACGACAATGAATCTTTTGAATTAAAGCTGGTCTGTGATTTCATCAATTCATGTCACTTTTCAAAAGTTCACGTCTTCCACCCACACTCTGATGTAACACAAATGGGTTTGAACAACATCAAGGTGATAACAAATGCTGCATTTATTTCGAAAGTGTTGGAAGACATCAATGCTACTCGTGGCACAACACCGATTTTGCTATCGACCGATGGTGGTTCTTACAAGTGGATCAATAAACTTGCCGATGTATTGGAATTCAAAGGTGAGGTCTATGGCGCCAGCAAATCACGCGATGCAGTCACACACAAATTGGTGCAAATGATCGACCGTCAGGATTTTGGTGGAAAGGATGTACTGGTAGTCGACGACTTGTCGGTATATGGCGGAACCTTTCTTGGATTAGCTGAATTGCTAAGAAGCAGAAACATCGGTAATCTTTACCTGGCTATTTCACACATCACGGTACCAAATCCAAATCCTGCATTGGAAGATGCGTACGAAAGAATCTACTGCACCAACAGTAAATTTGATTCTTTCAATCTTTCCAACCTCAAGGTTTACAATGTATTTGAATACTTAAAAAATTAATCTATGGCAATTGGACCTAACGTATTAAAAGCAAGCATCAAATCAGAAGCTCTAAAATTCGAACAAGAAATTGACGAAACTCTGAAAACTAAGAGGATGTATGGAAATTCGGTTACGATTCCTGCTCCTAATGGAATGACATCTGCTCACTTTGATTTAATCGAACAGAGTTATCTCAACACCGGATGGACTTCGGTTAAATGGACTTCTGCTTCTAGTCAACATCACGGTTTTTATATTGAATTTGATTGCACTAAAAAATACAATCAATGGGACAGATAAAATCAATCAAATGAAAAAGTTTCAAATTCAAACAACAATTAATATGCTTACAATCTTTTTTTATGCAATCATTTTGATTGCAATGTTTTTCTATTTGTCACACACAACGATCAATTTTTCGCCTTTTAAGATTCATTTAGAAACTCCACTAATGGGACTAGGATGGGTTTTCTTAGGAATAGGAGTCGGTTTGCTAATAACATCTGCTCGACAAAGTGGATATAAGCAAGGTGCTCACGAAACTATAGCCGCTCTAGAAAAAGTATTAGATTCTATTCAAAAAGTAAAAGAAGATTCAGCGGTAAAAGACTTTCAACAAATGAAGCAATTTCATGATTCATTGAACAGCCCACTAAACGAAAAGTAATGCTACAGACTCAGAACATATTAGAAGGAACTCTATTAAAGGAAGACGGTAAATGGATTATCGAATATGCGAAAGAACCAACTGGTTACTTAGATTCACATCCAGCAATCCTTTATGTTCGTTTAGATCCTGATCAAGACGATGAATTTTTGAGAGAAGGTCAAGAAGTAAAATTCTTCATTAATGGATTTCCTGCTTATGAGATTATTACAAATAGTGAAGATCCAAAGTATTTTGAAGAAACCGAAATAGCATTTTTGTACGTCGAACCTGAACTAAATCCGGGTCTTCTTCTATCAGATCCAATAGAATCCGAAGAAGACACCTATTCACCTTACTGTCCTGATTGTGAAGCTTGTGGAGAAAGTGGATGTTGCTCACCTTTAATGTGTAACCACACAGAAAATGGACGCTATTGCAAAGGATATTTGAAAGAACTTCAATTCGGATATCACATGTATCGATGGATTGAAAAGCATCTACTCGAACATCTACCAATAGAGAAAATTGATGAATACGACAAAGAATGGGATGAAGCTTATGATGTATTTGTAATGAACGAAAGAAAACCAAAAGAAGATGAAAGTATATAATACTGCCGAGGAGTTTATTAGAGATGAATACAATGAGCTTGAAAAACATCTAGAATCAATAAACATCGAAGGTCACCATGCTGCATGGATGATGGAAGAATATGCAAAACAAAAAGTCGAAGAAGCATATAGGAGTATGGAAATGCTTTACGTTCCAAAGACTAAAACTATTTTTAGGAACACAGAATAAACCTAAATTTGTCTAATAAACTAGGCTGATTTATTGAACAAAAAACAAGTTTATCTTAAAAAATAAAAAATGATCAGAGAGCCTTATCTACAAATGTATTTTGCAAAACATCCTGAATCTTTGCCTTACTTGGAAAGATTGCTAAAGGAATGGAACAAACACGATCGAATCATCATAGCTTGTGATTTCGATGACACGATTCGTCATTGGTCCATGACAAATGATTTCAATCATAACATGAGAGTGATCAGAGAAGCTCAGCTAGCAGGAGCTCTTCTTGTGATCAATACTGCATCGGATGTAGAAGCACGTCGTCCACTGATCGAAGAATATTGTAAAGACAATGCCTTGCGTGTAGATTCCATCAATGAAAATCCTATAGATCTACCTTACGGTAAATGGGGAAAGATCTACGCAAACATCTATTTAGATGATAGAGCCGGCTTAAATGAAGCAATCAATATCCTAGAATACGCAACCATCCTAAGAAAACAATCCATAGAAGATGAGTCATCAATATAGAAAAATCGCATTCGAAACTCAAGGCAGTTACGGATCTACTACGAAAGAGTTTTTGTATATCCATTATAATGCTACTATGGATATTGTAACGGCTTATGACGAACGAGGAAACCTGGACGTTCACATTCTAAAGAAGATAGATTAAAAATTTCCATGTCTTTAAAAGAATATTTCCTGGATGATGAAGTTAGAAAAAAACATTCTATGGCAAGAAAAGGAAAACCTGCTCCTAATAAACTTCATAAAATAAATTTTTTACTTTCAAAAATAATGATTATATTTGTAATAACAAAAACAAATTAATTATGAAAGAAGAATTACTTAAAGACATCAAGGAGCTTAAAGAAAATCTCGAAAAACTAGAAGAAGTCGCTAGTAAATTGAACGAAGACGATCATCTCGGATTTTTTGCCGCTGTCAATGTCGTTCACACCGACATAATCCTTTTGAAGAACATATTAAACTACAAAAAGGCATAATTATGACAAGAGTAAAAAATCACTGGCAGAACGAAGAACTGGATAGGCTGCAAGAAGCAATGGATTACACAGCAGTTCTTTCTCCTGAATTTAAACAAAGAATTCTAGGTTACATTCATTTTTTTGGTACAAATGCATGCGATTACAAAGAAGATGCATTAGACATGATCAAAGAATTGAAAGCTGACATGGAAAGAGTTTCGATCTTTTCGGATAAGTTTGTTACTTTTGTGACTATGAACTTGGAATTTGGATTGATGAGAGAATTTACTAAAAGAGAAAACGCAAAGAAAAATGAAACTAAATAAGCCCGAAGACTCTCTCAAAAAGCTAGGCATCAAATTTGGTGACAATGACTTTTATAATACATTCACTGTCTTATTGAAATCTCTGAGAGAAGTCTATAAGCACACTGAATATTTACCGAAGGACAAGAAGCAGCTATGTTTTATCATCAATCAGCTCTCTCCGGCAATGTACTTAGCAGGACAAAATTGCTATGAGTACAATGGTATGGAAGACATTGAAGATCCTCTTAAGACTCATAAAAGTAAAGAGTACTCACACACTCAGAAATACCTTCAAATAACTCCTAAGAGAATCTATATCGATGATGAAGTAGATACATTCTTAAATGATCCCAATTCTTTTTTAGATGCTGATTTTCATGTGCTGGATTTGACACAGCACGAATACTAAATTTGGACTACATAAAATGTTAATAACTTCATAAAATAAATTTTTCTAGTTCATCATATTGTGTTATATTTGTAATAACAAAGAAAAATTAAACTTTCACTTTTAAAAATGTAAAATTATGTTTCGCCCGCACACTCTCTACTACGCAGACGGTTACAAAGTTGGTCACAAAAAAATGTTGGCCAAAGGTACAAAACGTCTTTATGGAACATGGATTCCTCGTAGTACAAAACATGCTCCAGGTGGTATTACAAAAATACTTTCACTGGGTCAGCAATTGATGGTTCGTTGGTTACACGACGAATTCCAAGAAAATTTCTTTGACATGCCAAAATCTGTTGCCGTAAAATTTGGTGTGGATATGTCAAAGTATTTAGGCCTTCCTTACGACGCTTCTCACTTCGAAGCACTTCACGATCTTGGTTACTTGCCAGTTCGTATCAAATCTCTTCCTGAAGGAATTGAAACTCCGACTAACGTGCCTCACATGACCTTCATCAATACGGTTGATGATTTTGGTTGGTTGACTCTTTATTTAGAAACTATTATCTCTTCTCTTGCCTGGAAACCTACCACATCTGCCACAATTGCTTTGCAATATCGTAGAAACTTGGTTAAATGGGTAATGAAAACCGATCCAGCTAATTCTTGGTTGATTCCTTATATGGCTCATGATTTCTCAGCTCGTGGTCTATCTCCTTGGGATATGCTATCTTCTGGTTTAGGTCATGCTTCTTCTTTCCGTGGTTCTGATTCTATCATCGTAATTCCAGGAGCTCGTTATTTCTATGACGAACCAGAAGACGAGGTGTGTATCAATTCAGTGAATGCTTCTGAGCATTCTGTATCGACTACACAAATCTTTACGGTTGGTGAAGAAAAAATGTTGGACATCTGGTTAGATGAATTCCCTGAAGGAATCCTATCAGTTGTAATGGACACTTTTGATTTAACTAAGGTTGTTAAACCAGGAGAAGGTGGTATCTTATACGCTTTGAAAGAAAAAATCATGAGCCGTAATGGTAAATTGGTTATTCGTCCTGACAGCGGTGATCCGGTAGAAATTATTTGTGGATATAATCGTGAAAGAACTCAATCCGATGTTGATTCAGAAGGTCGTTCTTTCTATCCTGAATTCTACCAAAAAGGATTGATCGAATGCTTATGGGAAATCTTTGGTGGTACAGTCAACGATCAAGGTTACAAAGTACTAGATCCACATATCGGTGCAATCTATGGAGATTCTATCAATTTGGCTCGTCAAATCGCTATCTATGAAGGATTGGAAGCAAAAGGATTTGCAACTACAAACATCGTTTTAGGTGTTGGTTCTTATACATACCAAGCAACAACCCGTGATACTCTTGGATTTGCTGCCAAAGGCGCTTGGTTCGAAGTAGAAGTCGAAGATGTTACCGGTCAATTGATCCGTAAAGGATACGACATCTACAAAGATCCTGCAACCGATGATGGTACCAAGAAATCTTTGAAAGGATTTGTAATGGTCGATGAAAATCTGGAAGTACATACTCAATGTACACCAGAAATCGAAGCAACCGGATTGCTACACACCATCTACGAAGATGGTAAATTCTACAATCAAACAACATTGACCGAGATTCGTTCAAGAATCGACGCAATCGTCTAAATATGTGATCCGCCTTTTACTGGTCGAGACAATTAGTCTCGACCTTTCTTTTGTATTCATTCACTTTTAAATAAAACAACATGTTGCAAACACTTTTGCATTTTTCATGGTTATTGCTACCAATTCTAGCAATTGCATTCTACAAATTTATCTTCCGAGTTTTCTTCGGAATGGTCATTATCCCCGAAGACAAGATCGGTTTAGTGACAAAGAAGTTCGTTCTTTTCGGTGCCAATAAGTCGTTACCGGATGGTAAGATTATTGCGTTAAACGGAGAACCGGGTTACCAAGCTGATACTCTGGCTCCAGGTCTTTATTGGGCTTATTGGCCTTGGCAGTATTCAATCGATCAAGTTCCTTTTACTATTATTCCTAAAGGTAAGATTGGTTTAGTCTCGGCAAAAGACGGTGCTCAACTCCCTACCGGTGCTATCCTTGCTCGAAATGTTGCATCTGACAATTTCCAAGACGCTGCAGCATTTCTAAAAAATGGTGGCCAAAGAGGTAAGCAAGTTGGATTTATTAACAATGGATCTTATCGTATCAACACTTTACTATTTGAAGTAGCAACTGCCGACATCACAAACATTGAGGATGGCTCGATTGGTATCATCACAGCTCTCGATGGCGTTCCTCTGGATCAAAATTCAATTGCCGGTATCGAAATCAGTGGACATAACAATTTTCAAGACTTTGATAAGTTCCTTGCATCCGGTGGTCAAAGAGGTTTACAAATTCAAATCATTCAAGCCGGTAACTACTCTCTGAACCCATGGGCAGTCCAAGTCGAGAAAGTTCCGATGACAGTCGTACCAATCGGTCATGCAGGTGTAATTATCTCTTATGTTGGTGAAGAAGGCGAAGATGTGACCGGTGATTCATTCAAACACGGTTCAATCGTTAAGAAAGGCCAGAAAGGTGTTTGTGTAACTCCACTTGATCCAGGTAAATATGCCATCAATCCTTACACTCACAAAATTCAAGTGGTTCCTACAACGAATCTGGTTCTTAACTGGGCAAATGCAAAGTCAGAAGCTCACAACTTGGATAAAGGTCTAAGCACAATCACGGTTCGTTCTAAGGACGGTTTCCCTTTCAACTTGGATGTATCTCAAATCATACACATCCCTAAAGATGAAGCACCAAAGGTGATTGCTCGTTTCGGATCATTGGAAAACTTGATCTCACAAGTCTTACAACCACTTATCGGTAACTACTTCCGTAACTCTGCTCAAGGTTCAGACATCATTTCGTTCTTGAATGATCGTCAAAAACGTCAATCTGATGCAAGAGCTTCGATCGTTGCAGCTTTGGATGATTACAATATCCATGCCGTAGACACTTTGATCGGTGACATCACTCCTCCAGAATCTTTGATGAAGACTTTGACTGATCGTAAGATTGCTCAAGAACAAGAGGTGACTTTTGATACTCAAAGAAAAGCTGAAGACACTCGTAAAACATTGGAATCTGCAAAGGCTCTAGCCGATATGCAAGGAAAGATGGTGGCATCTCAACAATCGGTTGAAATTGCACAGAGAGAAGCCGAAGCTGAAGTAAAACGTTCTGAAGGTGCTGCAAAGGCAATTGAAATCAATGCAAATGCTCAAGCGAAAGCGAAAGTGTTAACGGCCGAAGCTGATGCGAAACAAAAGAAACTGAATGCTGATGCGGAAGCAACTCAAATCTCTCTAACGAAAGAAGCAGAAGCGATAGGTATTGAGAAGATTGGTAAAGCAACGGCTGAATCTTATAAACTTCAGGTCGAAGCAATGGGTGGAGAAAACTTTGCGAAATTCAAAATCACTGAATCAATTGGTGCTAATGGAATCAAGATCATTCCTGATATCCTAATCAATGGCGGTGATGCAACTAATGGTTCTATCAGCGGATTGCTAGGAATGCAAATGTTAGAAATATTAAAGAACAAAAGCGTAGAAACGCCAATTGTAACTGAATAAGGTTTCTTTGTTCCTAAAACAAAGTGGTGGAATTGAGTACTAATCAGTACAACCCTAAAGGACTCGAAGAAATTCGGGTCCTTTTTTATTTTTTTAATCCTTCTATTTCTTTCTTATACTCGTCTTTATAATAAATGTAGCCTTCTGGGTCAAAATGCCATTCAGCGGTATCAGTCTTATCATCTTTAGCAACCCATACATCTTTACCGAAGATCTCACCAATCATTCCTTTTTCTTTTGAAACGTCCAATAATTTTTTGGCTAGTTCAAAAGTAAATTTTGTTCTATTTTGGAACGATTCTTTTGATTTGAATATATGATAAGGATCTTTATTCTTGACAGCATCTTTGACGTTTTGAAGAAATCCTTCATTTACGAACTCTTCGTATGTTGGTAAAT